AAGGTGATTGTAAAGCAGCAGTTGATGGTGCTATATACTCTAACGAGATTAGAGAAGCACAAGAAGAAGGACACATTACTAACGTTCCTTATGACCCTATGCTTAAAGTTCATGTTGTAATGGATCTCGGATGGAATGATTCGATGTCAGTAAACCTATACCAAAAAGGTGTATCAGACTTACGCATTATAGGTTACATAGAAGATGACCACAGAACATTAGATAGCTATTCTGCACAACTCAAGAACCTATCTTATAACTGGGGTACAATGTATCTACCACATGACGGACAGTCTAAAGACTTTAAGCATGGCATATCAGCAGAAGATATAATGAGAAAGCTAGGATGGGACGTAAGAATAGTTCCTAAAGCAGACATAGAGTCTGGTATTAAACTAGCAAGAATGAACTTTCACCGTATTTACTTTGACAAGTCAGCACAGAGACTTATTGAATGTTTAAAGAATTATCGCAGAAGTATAAACTCTGCAACTAACGAACCTGGCGCACCATTGCATGATGAGTTTTCTCATGGAGCAGATGCGTTCAGATATTTATGTACTTCTATAGACAGCATGAAGAATGAATCATGGTCTAAAGAGAAGATACAATATACAAATAGAGGAATTGTTTAATGAAGTTACAAGACATGGAAATCATAGCTCGTGTAGAAGCTGAAGAGAACATTGCGTATGGTGTCAATGACTCAGCTCTTTCTAACGACAGAGCATCAGCAATTGATTATTACTTAGGACAACCATTTGGTAACGAAGAAGAAGGTCGTTCACAAGTAATTAGCTATGACGTACAAGATACGATTGAAGCTGCATTACCACAATTACTTAAAGTATTCGTAGCTGGTGACAAGGTTGTTCAGTTTGACCCTAAAGGTCCTGAAGATCAAGATGCAGCAGAACAAGAAACAGATTACATTAACCATGTCGTTATGGAAAAGAACGAAGGGTTCAAGATATTCTACGTATGGTTTAAAGACGCATTACTATCTAAAAATGGCTATGTAAAAGTATACGCTGAAGAAGAAGAGGAAGTAGAAGAATACGAGTATAAAGGTCTTACAGATGCACAACTACAAATGTTGGCTTCAGATGAGAACACAGAAGTATTAGAGCATACACCTTATGCTGACCCATCTGTAAACATGGATGCACTATACCAACAAGCTATGGCTAATGGTGTAGATCCAGCTACAGTTATTCAACCTATGCTACATGATGTTAAGCTCAAGGTTACAGAGAAAAAGACAGAGATTAATATTGAGAACGTAGCACCTGAAAACATGATGGTGTCTGTAGAAGTATCAGGTCCTAACCTAGAAGATGCTAGATTCGTTCAACATAGAGAAGTCATGCAATTATCAGATATTGCAGAAACATTCAATAAGCCACTAGAATATATCAAAGGCATTATGTCTGATCTTCGTGATACATTTGAAGAAGAGTCTAATGCACGTGATATCTATGATGAAGAATATGACAGAGCTATTGAGTCAGATGAAGCATTAGTTAAAGACACCTATATTAAGTTAGACGGTGAACGTCATAGAGTAGTTATCTTAGGCAATACTATTCTCTACAAAGAAAAAACAGAGTGTGTACCATTTGCTTGTATCACACCTATGATTATGCCACATAGACATATTGGTCGTTCTTACGCTGACTTGACTATGGACATTCAGTTAATCAAGTCTACACTTATTCGTGGTCAGTTAGATAATATGTATCTAGCTAACAATGGTCGTTATGCTATCTCTGACCGTGTAAACCTAGATGATATGTTGACATCACGCCCAGGTGGTATTGTTCGTGTAGAAGGTGATCCAGGTTCAGGCATTATGCCTTTATCACATCCACCACTACCAGCTTCATCTTTCACCATGGTTGAATACATGGACTCTATGAAAGAGAAGAGAACAGGTGTAACTGCTTATAATCAAGGTTTAGATGCTAATACATTAAACAAGACAGCTACAGGCGTTCAACAAATCATGAATGCGTCACAACAACGCATAGAGTTAGTAGCTAGAACATTTGCAGAAACAGGCGTAAAAGAACTATTTAAGTTAGTTCACAGATTAGTCAGAACTACACTTACTAAACCTGACATTGTTCGTATGCGTAACAAGTGGGTAGAAGTAGACCCAAGAGAATGGGAAGACCGTAAAGACTTATCTATTTCTGTAGGCTTAGGTGCTGGTAATAAAGACCAACAACTTACACATCTCATGTCTATTTTACAAATGCAAAAAGAAGCTATCCAAATTGGTATTACTTCACCGGATAAGATTTACAATGCGTTGGCTAAACTTACACAGAACGCAGGATTTAAGAACCCTGAAGAGTTCTGGACTAACCCAGCTAATAATCCACCACCAGCACCACAAGGTCCTTCTATAGAAGAACAAGCTATCCAAGCTCAAAAAGAAATTGATGCTATGAAGGTTCAAGCAGAAAATGCACGTAAGGCTGCTGAACTAGAAGAACGTCAACGTAAAGATGCTGCTGATTTAGAAATGAAGCAACGTGAACTAGCTTTCAATGAGTGGAAGACTAAACTAGAAAACGATACTAAACTTATGATAGCTGAACTACAAGCTAACAAAGATATCAAAACTACATCTATGAACATAAAAGGTGCTAATCCAGACACATTTACCGTTATGGATGAATATGGTCAAGAGCAACCTAATAATGCGTTAGCAGGTCTTGTAGAGGCTATAAACGCTAATATGGCTAAGTTAGTAGAACAACAAACACAAAACCATCAACAAATGGTAGAGACTTTAAACAGACCTAAACAAATCGTTCGTGGTCCAGATGGTAAAGCACAAGGTGTTGTATGACAGTAACCGTCAAGCATAGTAAAACTAATAGCATTACTGACTGGACACAAGCTCAGTTAGATGAGCAAATAGAGTTAGGTAACTTTCCTGCTGGCACAACTCTAGCTAACATAGTTTTACCTAGCGATTGGAACAATGACCATACGCTAACAGGTGTAGGCACAATGGCAGAGCAAAATGCCAATAGTGTAGCTATCACAGGTGGCACTATAAACAATACCACTATTGGTGCTACTACAGCATCTACAGGTGTATTTACAACATTAACATCTACAGGACAAACATTTTTAGGTGGTGTTTCAGGAAGTGATGTTGTTCGTGTTTATAAAGATAACACAATTGCAGGAACTACTGCATCATTTACAGCACCTGCATTATCATTTATTCCACCACAATCAGGATTTGGTGCTAGTATTTTGCGTTCATCTACGCAATTAAATATAACTACAGGTTCTACAACACCAATAGTTTTACAAACTGCTTCAACATTAGGATTTGCAGGAACAGAACAAGCTAGAGTTTCCCACACCGCTTCTGCTGTAAACTATGTTCAAGTAACAGGTGCGGCTACAGGACAAAGACCAACAATATCAGCACAAGGTTCCGATAGTAATATTAACTTATATTTTCAAGCTAAAGGTTCAGGTCAAATACAAACAGCAGGATGGATGCAAGTTGGTATTGGAGCTACAAATTATTGGCAATTAGCAAGTGCAAGTACAGGAACAGCACCTATATTATCTTCTACAGGTGGTGACACCAACATCTCTATGGCTTTCCAACCTAAAGGCACAGGTGCTATAGACCTAGCCGCAGGTAGTAGTGGTGTAAATATAAGTAATGGTGGAACAGTAACGGCTATTACTAGAACAGCCGCAGGTAGTGCATACACATCTAAACCTAGCGTTGCTATAACAGCACCAACCACAGCAGGCGGTGTAACTGCATTAGCATCTGTAGCACAAATGCAAATTGCGGCGGCAACAATAGCAAGTGGTGGCACAGGATATACAGTTGGAGATGTTTTAACTATTGTAGGTGGAACTCCTGTAACTACAGGTGCAACATTAACAGTATCTACAGTTTCAGCAGGTGTAATTACAGCAGTAACTGTATCAGCATTTAATAATTATACTGTTTTACCTACTAACCCTGTCAGTGTTACAGGCGGAACAGGTAGCGGTGCTACATTTAATATTACTTATGCTGTTATTAGCTTTACTATTGACAACGCAGGTTCAGGCTACATAGAACAACCAACAGTATCCTTTAGCGGTGGTGGTGGTAGTGGTGCGGCGGCTTATGCGACTGTGGGTAGTGGAACAACATTTAGAACTATTGGCTCTACAATGTCATTTTATACACCTAATGGCGAAACAATTAGGGTATCAGATAACAACGCTACAGCAGTTAATTATTGGGCATTTAGTGCAGGAACAGCAACAGCTAATCCTTTAATATCTGTAGCAGGTAGTGGAACTAATGTAAGCCAAACATTTAATACAAAAGGCACAGGCGTATATCAATTTAATACAGGCTCTGCATTACAATATCAAATAGCCCACACAGCATCAGCAGTTAACTATGTGCAGGTGACAGGTAATGTAACAACAGGACCTGTAACAATATCATCTCAAGGTAGTGATGCAAATGTATCTGCTCAAATTACTACAAAAGGAACAGGAAGTTTAAGTGTATTTAGTAATAACGGAAGCAATAGACAATTTCGTGTTGATGGAACAACATCTTCAGTTAATTATTTAGATGTATGGGGTTCTATTGCAGGTTCAGCACCTAGCTTAAGAGTAGCAGGAACAGACACTAACATAGACCTAGCACTAACACCTAAAGGAACAGGTGTGGTAAGATTTGGAACATATACAGCTAATATGGCATTAACTGTTCAAGGATATATTGAAATTAAAGATTCAGGTGGTACACTTAGGAAATTAGCAGTAATAGCTTAACTTTAACAAGGAAATAACATGGCATTAATTAAATCAGTAGATACAGACTTTGGTATTCCAGCGGAGTATTGGAACATTGGAGCAGTTCAAGAGGACTTTAAAGGTAAAGGCACAGAAGTAACATTCTATGGCTACGCATCTAAAGAAGCTCGTGATGCAGGTAAACAACCTTTATCAGCAGGTAAAGTTCAAATTGCAGGTGATGAATATGTAGCAGGTGCAGATAGAGCAGCACTATACGCTATCATCAAACAAAAGCCTGAATTTGAAGGTGCTGAAGACGCTTAATGTATTCATCTGCTTTTCAAAGTAACGCTTTCCAAAGCAATGCGTTTGAGATAGCAAGAGCAATATCCACCATCATAGGTGGTGTTACTGGTAGTCGTAAAAAGAAAAAGCCTGTAGTTAGGGCAAGACAAAGACGCTTCTTCATAGAAGATAAAGGGCAAATACTTATATTTGCTAATGCTGAACAAGCTCAAGCATGGACTTTAGCACAACAGCAATTATCTAAATCAGTTAAGAAACGCAAGAAGATATCACTTCCTATTGCAGAACCATTAGAGAAGTTAGACTTATCACAGATTAAAGATGTGGCAGAAAAGTATGGTAAAGCAACATCAGTTAATAAACTATTAGATTCACATAACTACGCTAAAGTAGTGACTATGTATGAAACAATCATACAACAAGACTTTTACATACAATCTTTAAGACGCAAGATTGAAGACCAAGACGAAGAAGATATCGCCATGTTATTGATGGCACTATAAGGATAGATATGGATAAATCGTTAGAAGAAATTAAATTAGGTGAACAAGCAGCACAGATATTAGAAAACCCTGTATACCAAGAAGCTATTGCTAAGGTTCGTGAAAACATTGTATCTAGCATGACTAATAGTCCACTTGGTGACGAAAAGACACACAACAGATTAGTAATAGCATTACAACTACTAAACCAAATTAACAAGCAACTTACTGACGTTATGCAAACAGGTAAGTTAG